GATAGATATAAATTTAATTTCAAAATATAATACAGAATGAAAACAATATTATATTTTTATATATCTTTATTAGTTATTGTTTGCTTTTTAATTTATTATTTATATTATATAATGAGTGATAAACCAATTTACGCTATTGCTGTATTTAATGATAATATTAAGGGTACTGTTAAATTAACTGAAGATTTAGTTAATAATCAAGTTAAAATAGATTTAAATATTACTGGATTAACTCCCAATTCTTTACATGGATTTCATGTTCACGAGGCCGGAGATTTAACTGATAAATGTACTAGTATGTGTGCTCACTTTAATCCCTATGAAAAAAATCATGGATGTCCTGGTGTAACAGAAAGACACGTTGGCGATTTAGGTAACATAAAGACTAATAATAAAAGTGAAGCCAAGTATACCTTTTATGATAATGTTATCAAACTTAGAGGTACTAAGTGTAATATTATTGGTAGAGGATTAATTATTCATGAAGATCAGGATGATTGCGGCAAAGGTGGTAATGCTGAAAGTTTAAAAACTGGAAATGCCGGTAAGAGAATTGCTTGTGCTGTTATTGGATATTCAAAAGAAAACTTCAAATGTTAGAATTAGTTTTTTTCATAATATGCTGAGTATAAAAATACCACTCCAATAAATAAACTGAAACATGCCGTGATATATTTAATATCTCTTGTAGAAAAAAACCCTTTTTCTCCAGTAACAAATTTAGAACCAATAAAACTGCCCAACATAATAGTTAATAAAAGAATCAAACTCAATGAATAATTAATTTGGTCTGATTTATAAAATTCATATGTAGAACCAATAGTTAGTGGGAATACATTTAATAGCATTATTACTCCTAAATTACTTTTATAGTCTCCTATTTTTAAGGCATCAAGTAGTAATAAAACTACACTAGTCGGAAATATTCCTGTTATACCCAAAAATAATCCACATAATAAACCTAAAATAGATTCTATCAAAATTTGATTCATACATAAATACAATATTTTACTTTGATATATTATTTTTTGCGGCCATATTTACAGTGTTGTTTTTGAGAGAAACCTTTTGGATGTTTACAGTTAATACTACGTTTATATTTTAAAGACCATTTACCTCCACGTTTTTTCCTAGTTCCACCAACTAACTTGTTATGTCTTTTTTTATGTGTTTTTTTCGGCATATAAATCCCCTTATCTGACTTAGATATATTTTTTTCATCGCTTTTAAGTTCTACCCATTCTATAAATGAATCAATTGTTCTATCTTTATTGCTTATTTTACTATCTTCATAATTTTCAACATCTTTGCCAGAATTAGTTATAAATCTCATAGTTGGAAAACTAGCTGGTTTAGATGGCATATGTTTAAGATCTTCTGCTAACTGATGATCAATTGAAGCAATAATAATATCATTTCTATTTAAAAAATCTTTATTTAATACATTTTCAATTTTTTTCCATTCTGGACGTGTAGCATTACAAGGACCACAACCTTCCATGAAAATTAAAACAAAACATTTATTATCTTTGCTACCTAAATGGTGGTCTAACTCTCTAACTAAATCTTTACCATTACTTTTAAAATTGATATTGTTAATATCAAGATAAACCATTATATTAAATAAATAGAAAATAAATAGTTGTAACAATTTTATCCTTATAATATATAATGACAACAGTTATCTTTCTATTAATACTAGTTTTTCTAATTGGATTGTATTTTTACGCAAAGAATGGAGATAGTAGTATCAACGAAAATTTTACAAATAATCAATCTACTGGCACTAGATGCCCTAACTTATTAATACAAAAAGGTTCTAGATTTTATTTATATAATTCAAAATTAGCCCAAGTTCCTGGAGTTAATCCTGTAGAGTTTGATAATTTAGAAGATTATACTGAATTTTTGGATTGGCAGAGAAGTCAAAATATTAGATGTCCTGTATTATATTTACAAGAAACTTATGATGCTCAAGGTAATCGTGTTTACAAATCTAGACCAAGTGTGTCTGAACCACAAGCAGGATTGCCTCCCTCAGTAGGAATACCTCCGTCGGCAGCCGCCCCAATCGGCATCGCGTCTCAAGTTACTCCAATGATGGAATCAAGTTTGGAACCTGTCGGAGAAGATGCTTATCCTAACCCAACTCTTTTAGTTGATGCTACAAGAAATGACCCTCCATATAATCAAGGCTCATACCCAGCTCATGACCAAACTAGTTATTATATTGGAACTACAACACCTTTAGATAAAATGAATATGCAACAAGAATCCGCAAAAATTAGTCCCGACCCAATGGATCCTAATTGGGGAGGCTCTGCATATACACAAGAATTAGTTGATAAGGGGTATTACAAGGATAACGAAGTTCAGATTGCTATACCATAAATTCTACCTTTTTTACAGAATAAAAATAAAAGATAAACCCTAACTATAATAATAAATGTGTACAATTATAATGAATGATATTATTTATTATAATTATTTTATATTTTCTGGAAAAGTTGATTTGTTATTTACGTTTTTGCTCAACTTTTTGGAAAAGTTGATTATTGTTTATCAACATATTTCATAACATTATTTAATGCTAGTTTTGCCTGACTCATCTCTGCTAATTTTTTAACACTGTCGCCTGGATTATTAGTGTCTATAGATAGAACAGTTTTTAACATTAAATTATCAACTAGATCATCTAAATTCAAAATAACGGTTTCATAATCTGAACGATATTTACTAATCAAAAATGTGTCTTGTAATTTAATTGTAGCTGCTTTAATTTGCGCACCATATGAAGCAGCATTTCCAGCGATACCATTTCCAGTTGGTGTTACAGCATTTCCTGAAGCATCTGTCATACCTTCAATTAAACTGTACTGATTGTTATAGTTGAAGTTTCTAAACAATAAATATACAACTAAAGTAATACCAATAAATAAGAACATATTCATTAATTCTGTCTTCATACATTATATTTTTATTTTTTCAAGAGAAACTTTACAATATTTGCTAGACTTGTTTTATTTATTTTCCTAATTTGTCCTTTTGGATTTGTTGAAGTAATATCCTTTAAACAATCATTATTAGTTTCTAATTCTTTAATTAAGTTTGGAATATTTTTATATTGTTCCATAATTGCTAAGGCAGTGACTGAACTTATTCCAGGTATTTGACACAACATAATTTCACCAATATTGTCTGGTGTAATATTTTCCTTTTTAACCTTCTTAATAACACTCACATAATCTTTTTCTGATTGTTGAGCTATATCAGGTTCTTGAACTTCTTCCTCAGGCTCCAATCCCGGATTTGCTTCTATATTAGATTCAATACTAGATTCAATACTTGGTTGCGGAGCTACATTATTTTTATAGAATGCTTTTTTACTTGATGATAATTCTTTTTCTAATTTATAAGCCATATTACATACAATTGTCGCGGTTTCATCTAAAGAAAAAGATCTAAAAACTGAAAACCCTTTGTAATAATTGAGAGAAAACATGGCCGAATATGCCATCATTTTTTCATTATCATTTCGCGATTTAAAATAATTATTTTTATTTACATCTCCTTCAACAAGATAAATAATATTGTGATTATGATGATTTAATCCGTTTAACCTATACGATTGTTCTTCATATCTTCCATCCTTAATAGACGCTAATAAATCAGATATTGATTTTCTCTCAATTATTAATTTTTCTTCTTTATCGTCACAAATAATAATATCACCAATAGGTAGTACTTCAGATTTAATTATAATATTTTTAAACGAGTTTACTGTTGTAACTAAATTATTAATTTTTTGTAAAAGATCATTTTCTCGTATATCAACTTTGATTATCATAAGTTATTAAATAGTTTAATAAATTGTTATTAAATCATTTTAAATGTTAAATATTAAAAATTAAATATATTAAATATATTAAATATATTAAACACCACCAATTGTAGCACGGTAACCATACTGCTGTGTTTGAATAGTTTTGGATATGGGCCAATTTGGACTAGAGACACAGAAACTGTATTGAGGAGTAGTTTGGGGAGCTCCAATTAACATAGGGTTGCTAGATAAATACCAACCGACTCGAGGGGCAGTACCAGCTTTCTTATTACCACCACAAGTAGGACGATTTATAATTGACGCTTGATTGCGTGCTGCTTTTGATCCAGACATGTAAACCATTTTATAAATTACAATAATATTTTATTTTTTTAAATGCTTAATTTAATCTAAATATTTCCGAATAGTTCTATTTACTGTTTTTTATTTCCTAAAATAACAAATAATATATTTATAAAAGATATAAAGTCAGCACAATATATTTATATATATATATACAAATGACAGACAATAAGGAAATTTTGCGGGATGATGATATTATTAAGACCGAAGACGGATTGGTATTTAATCCGTATAATTCTCAAAATGTTAAGATTACATTGAGCGAAGTTCAATCTATTCTTTCCAAATATGGCTTACCTACTACAATTGATAATATTGCCCTTTATGAGCGCGCATTTGTTCATCGTTCTTACACTAAACGACCTAGCTTTGAAAATATTCAACAAAATATAACGATAGTTGAAAGACCACCAGATTGTATGCCACTTAGCAGCAAATCAAACGAACGTTTAGAATTTTTGGGTGACGGTGTTTTAGAATGTGTTACTAAATACTTGCTTTATAGACGTTTTCCTAAAGCAGACGAAGGTTTTATGACTGAAAAGAAGATTGCTATTGTAAAAAATGAAGCGATCGGTAAAATTGCTCTCGAAATGGGACTATATAAATGGTTAATTATTTCAAAACATGCTGAAGAAAAGAAAATCCGAACTAATTTAAAGAAACTTGGCTGCTTATTCGAGTCATTTATTGGTGCGCTTTTTTTAGATTTTAATAAAGTTGTTGTTAAAGATGATGAAAATTGGTTCCAGGACATGTTTGTTACCGGTCCTGGTTTCCAAATGGCGCAAAAATTTATTGAAAATGTATTTGAAAAACATATTGACTGGGTTGCTCTTATTCAGAATGATGATAATTATAAAAATATATTACAAGTTAAGATTCAAAAGGAGTTCAAAGTAACACCGCATTATTTAGAAATTGAACATGACATTGAATTTGGTTACAAAATGGGAGTTTATATCTGTTTAGGGCAAGCAATTCATAATGTATCACATAAAGATGCTGTTGATTTTTCATTCTTTAAGAATTTTAAGGCTGTTCAAGATTTTATTTTAGAAAATAGTAAAGTATTAATATTTATGGGTGAAGGTCAACATAAAATTAAACGTAAGGCTGAACAAATTGCGTGTAATGAAGCTCTTAAATTTTTGGAAATTTAACCTTTTCTATTTCGTTTAGTTTTTTTATTATTGCTTTTTCTTCTTTTAGTCTTTTTATGTTTACCTCCAGATTCATTTTGACTTATGAATTGTATTTTAGAAATATAATTTGAAAGGTTTAATTTATTTCTCAATAAATTAATTGAAATACTTCTTTCTCCTAATGGTTCTACATTAAGCATTTCAGATTGTTTATATAATTCAAATATATATCTATGCTTGCCTGTTTTTGCTGGAGGTGCTGGACCTTGATAAGGTAGTAATGCTTTACTATTATTAATATTATTCTTTATATTTGTCACGATCCAATGTACATGAGTACCATTTACAGCATCAGGATCATACAGTACTAAAGTATATAAATTATTCGGGTTAAAATCATATTTTATTTTTGGTTCAACTTGTGTTTCACTCGGTTTTAGAAATTCGTTATTATTTACTAGTTTATTATTATAGAATACTTCCATTTATAATATACAGTGAATAAAATACTTATAATAATGATTTTGTTTTTAGGATTTATATTGATATAATATAAATGGCGAAGAAACTACGTTTAAAAAAGGGAATGACTCGTAAAATACGGCGCGGCGGTGATAGCTCCTCGTCAGAAAAAGTTGGTGTGAGTCATCCTGTGAGTGAATCTAGAATTTTTTCTAGACCGGCGAGTGTTAAGAGTAAGACTAAGAGTAAGACTAAGAGTAAGACTAAGAGTAAGTCTAAGAGTAAGACTAAGAGTAAGACTAAGAGTAAATCAGCAAGTGCCGAAGAGTATGTGATTGATACATGCCCGATCTGTTTTGAACATCTATCCACAAACCCTATCGTTACGACTAAATGTAATCATACTTTCCATGAGGAATGCTTAATTGGGTGGTGTAGTGCGCAACATGCCAACAAAACATGCCCTGTATGCCGCCGTGACATTAAAGACACATGTGATTCTATAGGACCATTTAATAGTAAGCAGATATTCCGATACATTCAGAATAGATGGTCGCCACGTCGTGCTGCTAATGATGAAATGGCCGCTCTCTTGATAGCCAATCCAAAATTTGACCCAAATGTGCGCGCGTCATATAAAGACTTGCCTGAGGAATTTTCATTATTCTGGCATCTTGCGCGTGACGATAACTGGGAACTACTAGAGAAGTTGCTTGCTCGCCCAGACCTGGTAATCCCCGCCGCCGATGCTGCCGATTATGCCGGGCATAACCGAGTTCGTAAACTTCTTATAAAATACAAAAAGGTCCCCAAGGCGCTGAAAAAGTTGTGGATGTAATCAGGACTCAGTATTTTCCTTAAGTAACTTAATGAAAATATTATATGTTGGAGTATGATTTAATATAAACATGTGCGCTCAATAGGACCATGATTAACAGCAGATATAACTGATTTATTATTTTCCATTTGTTAAATAATAAAAATTTATATATTCAAATTATATAAGCAATGAATCCTTTAGCCAAATTAAAAGAAAAGTTGATGGTAAAACCAAATGTTGAAGAGAGAGAACGAGTTGCTGTTGTTATAAAAGGAGTAAAAAATGAAAGAAAACCTAGAGCTCCAAAAATAAAAGCAGCAAAAGTTGAAGAAGAAGATGAAGAAAAAGATGATAAACCTATTTCTGAAAAAATAATATTAGAACAGGAAGAAGATAAACCTGATCGACCTTTAATTGTTGATGAAACTGAAAAAGGGTATGATCGTGAAGCTCTTATTAAGAAATTAATGGAAAGTAAAAAGATTAAAGTAACAGTTAAACCTAATATTCAAATAGCTGAAGATAAAAGAGTTTCAAAACCTATACCTTTACCTCCTCCTACCGAAGGTAAGAAAGTAAAAAAAATAGAAGCGCAAAAAACTCTTATTATTGAAGGCGACGAAGGAGAAACAAAGGTCTTAGAAGGAGAAGAGGAAGAAGAATTTATTATGAAACCTAAAAAGAAGGTTGCCTTTGAACAAGAGGAGTCGCCTGAAGAATTCATCATGAAGCCTAAGAAAAAGGGAGATGAATCAATACAAATTATTGCTCCTAAGAAGAAGAAAAGACTTACAGAAAAACTAGAAAAAGGTATTGCTATACTTGGTCCAGAAACTCTTGTTCAAATTGGAGATACTGACCTAACAAAACGCTTGCCAAAAAAATTGCCGCCTGTTATAATCAAAGTTTCAAGTTATTATATGAACAACCGAGAGATATTTATAAATTTTATCAACTCATTATTTGAACCTTATCGTCAAGAAATACAAGAAAATAAAGAGAGTATATCATGTGATACTATTGGTCAAACTAATACAGATTTCTCTCTATTAACTCATCAAAAGATTGTTAGAGACTATTTGAATCTCTATACGCCTTACAGAGGATTACTTTTATATCATGGTCTCGGTTCAGGTAAAACTTGTACATCTATTGCTATCGCAGAGGGTATGAAAGATTCAAAACGCGTTATTATTATGACTCCCGCATCTTTACGTGCTAACTATATTGAAGAACTTAAAAAATGTGGTGATCTTCTTTACAAGAGAAATCAATATTGGGAATGGATTTCAACTGTTGAAAATCAAGAAGCACTTAAAACAATATCTCTTTTATTAAATTTACCACAAGAATATATTCGCAGACACGGTGGTGCTTTTTTTATTAATGTTAAAAACCCTTCAAATTATAGTGAACTTAGTGATACTGATAAAAAGGTTCTAGAAGAACAATTAAATGAGATGATCCGCCAAAAATACACATTTATTAATTATAATGGTTTACGTTCAACGCGTTTAGCTGAAATGACATCTAATTATACAAGAAATATTTTTGATAATTCAGTTGTTATCATAGATGAAGCGCATAATTTAATTAGTCGTATTGTTAATAAAATAAAGAAAGAAAAGGGAATAAGCGGCGAAGAAAAAAAGAAAAAGAAAGAAGAGGAAGGCAAGGAAGCAAAGCCGGGCTTGGAAGAAAGCATATTTGGCGAACAAACACCATTAAATTTAGCAACTAAATTATATTACATGTTGTTAAGAGCTAAAAATGCTCGTGTTATATTATTGTCAGGTACTCCTGTTATTAACTATCCAAATGAGTTTGCTATATTATTTAATATCCTAAGAGGTTACATTAAAACATGGAAAATCCCTTTAAATGTTAGAACAAATAAGAAAATAGATAAAGTTGTGCTTTCTGAAATGTTAATGGGAGAGAAGTCACTTGATTATATTGATTATTCTTCTTCTAGTAAAATTTTAACTGTTACGAGAAATCCTTTTGGATTTAAAAATAAGATTAAAAAGGAGTCTGGATATCAAGGCGTGTCTAATGTAAAAAAAGAAGAAAGTGGCGACCTAGTAATTGATAATGAGTTTACTTCTGACGACGATTTCGAGAGAAAGATTATATCTATTTTGAAAAGAAATGACATTGATATTATTCCACAAGGTGTTCAAGTTATTAACCAAAAAGCTTTACCTGATGATTTTAATACATTTATGACTAGATATATTAATGAAAATGATAAAACACTACAAAATGTTGATGCATTAAAAAGGCGCATTATTGGATTGTCATCTTATTTCAAAAGTGCTCAAGAAAGTTTATTACCTAAATACAATAAGCAATTAGGTGTAGATTATCACATAGTTAGAATACCAATGAGTGACGTACAATTTAAAATTTATGAAAGCGCGCGCAAACAAGAGAGAGATGTAGAGAGAAACCAAAAACCAAAATCTGGATCAGCAGAATTATTTGAAGAAAAGGCTTCAACATATCGTATATTTTCTCGGTTATTTTGTAATTATGTTATGCCAGATAGACCTATTCCTATGAGTAATAAAAAGAAAAAAGGTGAAGAAGATGAAAAAGTTGAAGAAATGCCAGAAATGGCGCAATTAATTAAAGAGGGAACTAGAATTGAATCTAGACAAGATGTTGAAGATGAACGCGAAGGTGAAATTGAAGGTGATGAGATTCTTGACGTAATTGGAGGTGTATCTTATAAGGAACGCTTAGATAGAGCCCTTAAAAATATTGAAGAACATTCAAGCGACTTTTTAACTCCTGAAGCACTTGAAACATATAGTCCTAAATTTTTACATATGTTAGAAAATATTCAAGATCCTGACCATCAAGGATTAAATTTAGTTTATAGTCAGTTTAGAACTGCTGAAGGTATTGGTATTTTTAGTTTAGTTCTTGAAAAAAATGGATTCGCTAGATTCAAAATTAAAAAGAATCATTTAAATGTCTGGGAAATTGATATTCCTGAAGTAGATGAAGGCAAACCAACATATGCTCTATATACAGGCACTGAAACATCAGAAGAAAAGGAAATGCTAAGACATATTTATAATGGTGAATGGAATCAAATTCCTGAAAGCATCAGCAGTGTATTAAAATCTAAGTATCGTAACAATAATATGGGCGAGGTTATTAAGGTTTTCATGATTACATCGTCTGGTTCAGAAGGTATTAACTTGCGAAATACAAGATATGTTCATATTATGGAACCTTATTGGCACCCTGTTAGATCTGAACAAGTTATTGGTCGTGCTAGACGTATTTGTAGTCACAAAGATTTACCCAAAGCTCTTCAAACTGTTGAAGTTTTTGTATACTTAATGATTTTCTCTGAATCTCAATTAAAATCAGACGAGGCTATCGAGTTAAAGAGAAAGGATTTGAGTAAGGCCATTCCTAGAGTTCCCATTACAAGTGACCAATATCTTTTTGAAATATCAGAAATTAAAGCTAATTTAACAGCACAGCTTACAGACGCGGTTAAGGAATCAGCATTTGATTGTTATATTTATTCAAATGGAAAATGTGTTAATTTTGGTGATCCAACAAATGAAAAATATGCTTACGTACCAGATTACGCTGAACAACAAAACGATACAACTGTTAAGGCTAATAAAGTAGCAGTTGAATGGGTAGGAAAACCTATTACCATTAATGGTGTTGAATATGTATATAAAAGAGTAAGCAAAGATGTTATAGACCTTTATGATAAAGAAATATATTTAAGAGCTCTTGAGGATTCGTCAGTGCAACCATTAAAAGTTGGAACATATGAGATTAATGAACGCGGAGAGAAGGTTTTTAAATTAATAGTATAAATGATATTTTAATTTCTTTACCAAAGGTATCATTTTTCTTTAAGTAGGAATTACAATTTATTATATAAAAATGTTAAAAAATCTCGGGGAAAGTTTTTATAGATTTTGATTTTGGACATTTATTTTGTCCATTTTTGAAAACCTTGGATATTTTATGTCAAAAAATACAATTGTGAGACCATAATTGAAAATTAGCATGTGAGTACCAAAAAAATAATTTTAAAATTGTTATGATAAAATTTTATTATTTTTGCGAAAAAGTATTTAGGAGATTTTTTATATAGGATTTATATAGGAATGTTTCCAACAAAAAAATCTCCAAAAATCTCCGCCAATTTTTATTGCGAATTTTGTCATTATAAATGCTGTAAAAAAAGTGAATATGATAAACATATTTTGACTAACAAACATAAAAACCTACAAAATCCTACATCAAAAATCTCCGAAGCAAAATATTCTTGTGGTTGTGGTAAAGCGTATAAACATTCTTCAACATTTTATACACATAAAAAAAAATGTAATATGTCATCTGTTACTGATTCAAATGTAGAATCATTTGATAAAGATAAATTAATTATAATGCTTATTAACCAAAATGCCGAATTAATTAAAGAATCAACTGAATTTAAAAATATAATAATTGCTCAAAATACATCTACACAAAATATGATGATGGAAGTAATTAAAACAGGAACACATAATACCAATATCACTAATACAAATTCTCATAACAAAGCATTTAACCTTAACTTTTTTCTTAATGAAACATGTAAAGATGCTATGAACATTATGGATTTTGTCGATTCAATCAAGTTACAATTATCAGACTTAGAGGGTGTTGGAGAATTAGGGTATGTTGAAGGTATATCTAAGATTATTGTTAAGAACCTTAAGGAACTAGATGTTCATCAAAGACCGGTTCACTGTACTGATAAAAAGAGAGAAACAATGTATATTAAAGATGAAGATAAATGGGAAAAAGATGACGACAAAAAGAAGTTACATAAAGTTGTTAGAAAGGTCGCATGTAAAAATCAAAATTTAATACCAAAATTTAAAGAAATACATCCTGATTGCGGCAAATATCATTCCAAATTTTCTGATCAGTATAATAAAATTATAGTTGAATCTATGGGCGGATCTGGCGATAATGATTTTGAAAAAGAAGAAAAAATCATTAAAAATATCTCTAAGCAAGTTTTTATTGAAAAGGAAGAGCCTGTTTAGTTTTTTTTCAATAATTCAATTATTAAATCCAATTTTGAATTTAATGTTTTTACTTCTGACTGTAAAAGTCTAATTTTGTCGTCATTACTGTCATCATTACTGTCATCATTATTATTATTACTATTATTATTACTCTCGTTGTTATTAATTTCTTCGAAAGATAAAGATATATTATTATTATCAAATCCCATTTCGGGTTTCGGTACCTTTTTAAGTTTTTTAAATATATTTTCTTCAATATCTGAATCAGAGGTTTCAGAGTTATTTCCCCATGTAACTTTTTTTGTAGGAGATTGTTGTTGATTGTCCATATTTAAATATTTAAATCTATTTACGTTTATAGGTAAAGGTTCTTTTGTTATTTGCGGAGGTCCTTTTGTTATTTTTTCAGATTTAATTGATGTTTCTTGTGGTTTTAACCAATTATCATCAACCACGCTATTTTTAGTTATTTGTTCAACATCATAATTTCTTTTAGATGTCATTTCTTTTATTATTTTATCCATCTCTCCAATTGGCTTATCTTCATATTTATCTAAAAAGTTTGGAACTGGCGGAGCCTTCACAGTCATTATATTTTCAAACTCTTCTTGACGTTTAAATAAATCTTTATCAAATTGAGATTTGCGTTCATTATGTAGTTCTTCAGCTGTAATAATTTCTTTTACTGGCGGTTCATCTAATATTTTTATTTTATTAGGCATTTGTTGAGTATAAGTTTTTTTTATATGATTCAGAATAAGCATGATATATTTTTTATTTACATCAACAAGTGAAGATGTTTTTGTTTTTTCTATTTCAAAGAAACCATTAACATTATTTGTAAATAATTGAGCTACTTTGCCTTGAATATCTCTTGAAAGAAATTTAAAAATATCTTCGTCGCTGATAACATCCCAAAGTGTAGTAAGATTTTCCTTATTTAAAAAGTTATTGATATTCATTAAATATATAATTATAAATGTTATTTTTATATATTTTTTACGTTTTATAATGAATCATTAAAATAAATATGTCTAAATTTATTCATATATTCATCCTTTAATATATGTGTTTTTAAGTAATGTTCTGTCGTTTTCTCTTCAAGCATATGAACAATAAAATAGAGTGAATAAATCCCACATTCTGTATTTCCATATTGATGTTCAATGCCTTCATTACAATCGAATTTAAAATTGATTTTTTTCTTTAAATTTAATCCTTGTTCTTTGATACGTTCGACTAATACAAGAATTTGAGGCATAGGTTTATCACCAGTACTATCAAAGAAAAATATTTTCTTCTTCTTTATATTAATAAACATTGACATCCAGTGTTGACCTGGTCTATTATGAGGATCTGTATTAAAAATAATGCCTATTTTTGTTTTCCCTTGTTTAATTTGGTCTTCAAGATTAAAATTACATAATTCATCCCATACACATTCGCCATATAGTTTTCTTGTATCAAAATCAATTGGTGTCGGACCTATAAAATCAAAACATTTATAAGCACTTTCATATTGTTTCATTACATTCATAATATCAATACTAGATAACCATTCATGTGGATTTTTCTTCCATTCAGCAGGTGATTCTGGAGCAAATGAATCAGCCATATCACTTTCTATAGGTCCAAATTCTGATTTTGTTTTAACCAACAAGATTCTTTATTACAAACCCCACTTAGTTTCTCAGTTATAAAACGATGAATTTCTTTTGGAGAATTTGATGTAATTTTAACATCAGGATGTCTTGCGTTCCATAAATCCCTTAATTTATAAAGTGACTTATTTGTATAACATGAAAAATCATTAATGTCTCCTTTTGGTTTCGGACTACAATTAATTTTTTCAAGACGAATATTTTTATTTGTCTTATTATTTTTTTTAATATTCATATGTGTTTTTAATCCTCCTTTTTTTACTTTCTTTGTGTTATTTTTCTTCGTTTTCCTTTTTTGTGTTTTTACCTTCATAAAT